GTCTATCTCTGCTTCGAGAATGACCTTTAGTTTTTGTTCATCCATTTATACGATCCATGAAGTTTTTACTGTTATCGGTTGCGACCAAGTAGTGTTTTGTTCCATTCCTAATGCAAGATAGCGCATAGAGTCTGATCCATGACTTGCCCAGTCGTGCATTGGCTTGTCAAAAAAGACATTACGCTTTTCGTCATAATCGCGCCTATAGTTCCTAAGACAGTCTAGTCCTTGCTTTACCTGTGGCATATTGAACCAACATCTCGGTAAGAGTCTACGGACTGCCTGAATACCATCATCTACAGAAAGTCTTGGCAGAACCCGAACATCTAGTCCAGCTTCTCTCAACACTTCCAATCTGCTCTTGCCTGTGCCTAGTTCTCTTACTTCTACATCGTGTGGTAGGAGTTGCTCTGCTTTCTCCCACTTGTTATCTTTTAGCCAGTTGACATACCAATCGAGTCCTTGACCATGATTCTCTACATAGTCTAGTAGTCTTACTTCTTGTCCTGTTACTTGTGCAGTCCACAACGCTGTGGAGTCTCCCATTCCGAGATCCCATGCAACATATGTCCTACATAAATCATCTCGATCTATATTGCACATCCTACCTTTTTCTTCTGCCTCGTTGAGAAGTTTTCCGTAATAGCTTCCCTCCACAGCAGCCGAAAATGAACACTCGAACTCTTGATTGTACTTATCGTCTCCCATTTCTTTTCTGGCAGACAGTAACTCTTGTTCATCTAGTAGCTTTGTTTCGCTTGCCTTAAACTGTAGTGCTGCCCATCCTTCTTCTTTACCTGCTCTGTCGAACAAGTCTTTGAAGTGGTTATTGCCCTTGGGTGTGCCAATAAACAGACAAAACCCTTTTCTGTCTGCCAAACTGGGTCTCAGGATCTCGTTCCATATTTTTGGGTTCTGATCGCCTATCTCATCTAAAACTGATCCGTCAAAATATTGACCTCTGAGTGAGTCTGGGTTGTCTGATCCGTATAACTGTATTCGTCTACCAAAGAAGTCTACTCTTAACTCCGCTATATTAGCTGTAGCATCCAATGGTCTTACAAAGTTTGTAAGGTAATCCCAAGCTACTCTCTTAGCCTGACTATATGTCGGTGCTATATACGCATACCTAGGATTAGGCTTGTCGTTTTCCATCGCTGCTTTGATTAGCGCGTTCAGAGCTTGTACTGTCTTTCCCATACGCCTGTGTGCCACTACCACTACAAAGCGATTTTTATCCATCGCTTCATGTATCTGTAACTGTGGTTCTCTTGGCTTGTAAGGGATGACTACTCTTTTTACTTCGTCATCTGCGTACTCTACTTCTCCCAAGCGACCACCATCTTAAAGATTCCACCTTCTGCATTGCTTAGTTCGGTAGTGTTGACAGGCTTACCATCTATCCTGTCCATAACTTCCTTGATTGCCCAAGGTTCTCCAGCTTCTGCTGACTTGACTAACTTCTCGGTAATGTTCCTAAGTTTCTTACGATCCTCTTGCACAAGGGCTACTCTTAGTGCATCGTAAAAGAGTTTTCCCTTCTTACCATTCTGGTTGCCTGTAGGTGCGCCACCTTTATTAGTTGGCTCAACTTGTAGATTATTGTTTTCTGTAGAGTTTTCCATTCCATTCCCTATGGGTTGATGGTTGATGATGTTGCTATTCTACAACAGATTAGTCTAGTAGTCCTTCAAACTTATCCATCAGTCTGTAATCTCCAGATGTAGAAGGATAGATTGCTTCTCTGACATCAAAGACTTCTGACAAAACTGGATCACCTGTTCTTTTCTTAGAATACCCAAGAACAGCATCGTAACCTGCATCTCTTGCTTTTTGTGCTACAGCAGCTTCTTGTAAAGCATATTTTAATTGGTTGCCTTGTTTGCTATTGCCAATGATGTAATCAGCATAACCAGACAAATCTGGTGCATATTTTTCTAAGAAATTTTCTACATCAACTATTGTTGATTGTTTGTTGCTTATTCTTTTGCCTACATAAGACTTAGCTTCATCAATAATACTAAGAGTTGAGTCTAAATCCATTTTAGCCATATCGTACTCAGATACACCAGGCAAAACTTCTTCTTTGCTTGCTTTTTCAAGTGTTTGTTTTTGAGTATTTAACTTTGTTTGCATACTCTCAATAAATGTCTCAGGGTTTCCACCCATTCTTAAAATTCGATTAGCTACAGGACTGTCTGTTGCAACTCCATCTACAATAACTTTTACATTTCCTGAACGATAACCAGAAATAATGTTATTTACATCGCTTTGCATTGTTTTTAATCCCTCTTTACCCATAATTTGTTCGTACGCTGCTTCTGGTGCTTTACCACCTGTTGCACCTTTTACAAACAATGGGTTTTTGTAGAGAGTTTCACCACTTATTTTTTCTGTGCCACCATAAGCATTACCACCACCATAATACTTCATGCTTGTAGAACCCTCTGGCAAATAGAAAATTCCACCTCTAACGGATTCTGTTTCTGCCTGTTGTGGCTTTTGTTTCCTCATTACATTCATTACAAGACCTTCATCAGTAATGCTTGCTCCAGGTGTATTTTCTACAGCCTTTCTAAATACATCATCCGTAGGCAAAGATACAGGCATCTTTATGTCTCTTGCTGTAGAGACAGGAACTATGTTTTGTAAAAGCCCTTGTTGAGCCATATAGTTTTCTAATGCCATGCCTGCTTTTGGTGCTACTGCTTTTGCTCCTGCAACTGCTGCTGGTGCTGCAAATGGTGTTGCCATTCCAAGATAAGCCAAAGGCTCACCCTGTTGGTATCCTTGTAGATACGCTGCTTGTTTAGGATCTAGCACAGACATATTTTGTCTTGCTGGAAGTCCATAAGCTGCCTCTGCCATTCCCTGTTGCTGTGGCAATGTAGGTGCGCCCAATAGACCGCTAAACAATGTAGGGTTTACTAATGCCCTTCCTGCCCTTGTTGGGATGTCTAACAAGCCTTGTAACCTGGCTTGTGCCAGATCGAGTAGGCTTGCCATATTTATCCTTTATTTGTTACCACTTAACTTTGTCTGCCCAGAACGCTGCACTCATTTTGCCCTTGGCTATGTTCTTAGCGTGTCTTGCCTTAAATGATTTTCTTCTTGCCTTGTCAGCTTGAGACTCACCTTCTCTTGGTGGGCTACCTGTCATTCCTTGCTGACCAAAACGGATGGTCTTTACCTTATCTCCCTCTTTTGCCACGACTACATGGCTTTTAGTAGGGTGGCTAGGTGTCTTTTTGGGTTTGTTATACCCTGCTACACCAATTCTTTCCAATACTCCAGCAGCCTCTCGGACTTTCATTAGAACCTCTGTCTATAAAAAACGCTTGGCATAAGGCTATTACCAAATGCTTTTCTAACTTCTGCACCAAACTCTCTGTTTTTGGCTAAATCTCTAATTGTGGCATCTATGCCTGTAATATCGTATCTAGCTGATCTGCCTTCGTATGGTGTACCCATAGCATATGTAATATCTTGTCCACCGCCTGATACACCTAATGCCATTCTTACTTTTTCATCTAAAGGTAATTCTGCACCTAATCTACCACCCATGCCAACACCTTTTAATGATCCTTCATTAAATGTATTTAGTCCACCTTGTAGACTAATTGGTGATTGTAGATAGCCTTGTGTTTCAGCAAACTGTTGTGGCATTGGTGCGCCCATATAGGGCATCATTGCAAAATCAAAGTCTGATGGATTTCTTTCAGGTCTGCTCATCATTGGTCTGTCTGATGCAAAGTTCATAGGCTCATAATTCATTGACCTAAGTTTTTGATTTGCTATTTGGCTTGCTGTAAGTTCTTGTTGTGGTTGATCTCCATAGCCAAGCAATCCCTGTAACCCAATACTAAAGAGTAAATCGTTTAAGTCCATTTATTTCTTGTATCGAGCAGACTTACCGGCTTCAGCCATAGCAATTGCCATAGCTTGCTTGGGGTTCTTAACGACCTTACCGCCCTTGCCAGAATGTAGCTTTCCTTCTTTGTACTCGCCCATTACTTTACCGATTTTCTTCTGTGCCTTGTTCATAGAGATCCTCTAGGTTGTATTTGCACCACAATAAGGGTGCTTCTTCTCCGTCTGCCATGCCTCTTGCCATATGTTGTTTTATAGAAACAACTGTAGCGCCTAATGTACTGAGTCCATCTACCATATCAGGGTAAACCCTATGCTTAAATCGTTCTGCGTTTGCCTTGCTTGCCTCGGACTCTCCGTTGGCATCGTAGCCGTTAGAATCGTGGTCTAGGGCGATAAAAGTACCATCCTTGTACCCTAAGGGTATCCCGACTGATTCGAGCCTCTTAGCCAGGTCTGTGTCCTCGTAACCCCATCCCCAATAAGTATTGGAGTATCCGTTACAGGCTTCAAAATGCCACTTACGCATGACTGCAACTGCTGCTAGTCCGTAGCGTTGGGCGCATACTGCTCTGTCTGTGCCATGTCCTACTGGTCGTTTATCCATGCCATACCAGACTATTCTGCTTGGTAGGTTAGGTTCTGTGTAGTCTGCCCACATTGGCATATAGTCTACATCGTTAAAACACACATAATCGATCATGCCTGCACAAGCTGCGTAAGCATGATTGAGTATTGCGCCTTTGTTAAAAGGTAGATCATCGTCTTGTTCGGCTAGAACAAACAAGGGTTCTATGTCGGTATTTCTACGAAAAAATGAGACTGTATGAGGTAGCATCTTTTTTAGATGCTCCTCTCTGTCTCGGTAGGGGATTATTATCCCTAATCTCAAGATTTCTTTTTGTAAGGTTTAGCAGTTTTAGCTGCTTGTTTAAAGTCTGCTGCGGAAGGTGCTGCTTTACTACCAGGCTTATTCATCTTCTCGCCTGATCCTTCTTTAATCCGTTTTCTCTTTGCTGCGATATTACTGTAGAGACCCTGTTTCATTCTTCCTCCTCGTATTCTTCATCCTCACCGACAGCTTCCCAAGCCTGACAGCCATTCTCATCGGAACATACAAAGTCGAATATAGCACAATGACCCATGCCTTTACCAACTCCGCACTTGGTCATTTCTTCGCCTTGCATATAGTATTCGCAGGCTTTGCACTTGCCCTCACCATCTTTGCGCGCCCCATAATTGGCAGTCAAAATGGCTTTCTTCTTGTTGCCCTTGTTTATATCGGCATCAACAGTAGATAGTGGGCAAGACTCGGTATCGGACTCTAATAGACCGCCCTCGGACTTCTCAGCCATCTTAGGCTCTTTGCCTAGCAGACCGATCATTATTGACATACCTTTTTCTTTCATATCGCACCCAAAAAAAAGCCCTATTTCTAGGGCTATGAAGAAGAATCACTAAATTCTGGGTGCAATGACCCAAGCAAATTATAAAACATTTTTAGGCTTTCTACAATGAAAACAAACAAATCGTTCATTAATCCCATTGTTGTAGATCTCGAAAATCCCATTCTCGGTTGTCTTTCTCTCCTGACACCTTGAGCAGATCCGCATAGTCTTTAGATTTGGCTTTCTTGTCGAGTTGGTCTTGCAGTCGCTTTTTAGCATTGTGTAGGTCTGTCTCGAATCGTCTTGTAGATATTCTTAGGTGGTGGGCTAGTTGATTCTGACTAGCGTAGGGATGGCTCACATACCGAGCTTTTAGTATCTTTCTGAGTTCTAAGGGTAAACCCTTTATTGTTTCTTCTATTAGCTCACCATCTTTGTTGTCGGGTTCGTAGTGTGGTTCTTCGGGTGCGTAAAGGTTGCCGAGTTCGGGAATGTAGTTCTTTTCGAATGATCGACAAGTAGAGTCTGGCTGTGGAATAACTGATCCAGAGACATACCAAGCCCAGTTTCGTAAGCGGTCATCAAGTGTCATTCACATTCCTGTATTTAATGGACTGTATAATTGTAACTATTTTCTTAATGGTATCAACTATATATGAAAAATCAGTACGGATATTACTTACCTGACCAAGAGTTTGCCGAGAAATGGAAACAGTTTCCTAGTCCAATGCTGATGGCAAACGAGATTAAGATGAGTCCTAGAAGTGTACAGAATAGAAGAAGGTCTGTAGAAGTTCGGTTAGGAATTAAGTTAGAAACTGAAATAAACCCTAGAGACGATTACAATAAAAAACAAAAAGAAGAACGCATTGCCAGGCTAAAAGCAAAAAACGAAAACAGAATAGAACAAGCACCAATCTCAGTTAGAAGGGGAACAGCACTTGATAAAGGTCGTATTATTGTTTTTAGCGATGCCCATTTTTATCCTGATGACACTACTACAGCTTATAAGGCTTTGCTTAAATTTATTGAGCATTTTAAGCCAACGATTATTGTTAATAATGGCGATTCCTTTGATGGTGGTTCTATTAGTCGGTTTCCTCGCATTGGTTGGGATAAGAAACCTTCTGTCCAAGAAGAACTCGAAGCCAACAAGCTCTACTTAGGCGAGATAGAAAAGATTAGACCAGCAGGATGTAGGCTTATTTGGTGTCTTGGTAATCACGATGCGCGATTTGAGACCATGCTTGCTGCACAGGCTAGTCAGTTCGAGGGTGTAGAAGGATTCCAACTAAAAGACCACTTCCCTTTATGGGAGGGGTGTTGGTCGTTTTGGGTTAATGACGATACTGTAATTAAACACAGGTTTAAGGGTGGCAGATACGCAGGCTATAACAACGCTGTAGCAGCCCAAACCAACATCATTACAGGTCATACCCATGTATTAGCTTGTCAGCCGATTACAGGCTATTCTAAGACGATTTGGGGGGTTCAGACAGGCACACTAGCAGAACCCAATAATATGCAGTTTGCAGACTATACAGAGGATTCGCCTAAAGATTGGCGTTCTGGCTTTGTTATGTTGTCTTGGGAACGAGGCAAGATGCTTATGCCCGAGATGATCCAAGTCTGTGGTGAGGATGAGGTAGAGTTCCGAGGAGAGATTCTAAAGGTATGATCCAGCTGACATCCACAATTCTCAAGAATATGTACACCATGCTTGTGGTGTGCAAACCCTTTGATAATTGGAATATGCCGCTACCAGAGCAGATTAAGTTCATCGTTGACCACGATCCTGACACCATGGGAACGTACCTCTACGATGATGGGGGCAAGCATGAACACATCATTACTATCTCAGCTGCTCGTTGTGGCTGGCTCGAAACAAGTATTCGTACCATGGCGCACGAGATGATCCACGCTAGTAGGTGGAATACTTCTACTTGTGCATGGACAAAACACGATAAGACTTTTAGATACAGAGCCAAGTTAGTATCAGAATCTCTAGGGTTTGATCCCTTAGAGTTATGACTTAACTACAACAAGTCCTCGTTCAAAAAGTTCACCAATGGTTGCGCGGTGCGCCTGTTCCCACATCTCAATCCTTGCGTCTTTCGATAGTGTGCTAGATGTATCGGCTTCCGCATGGCAGCGAAAACAGAGGCTTGCAATGCGAAAATCGGATGCCTTAAGTCCACGACCTTTTCCATCTCGTAATTGGTTGGAATGTGCAGCCACGACAGTTCCATCTTCTATCCCACAATGTTGACATGGTAATATTCTAGCAAGTTCTAGGAGTTTTTTGTTTCTATACATTTTCTAAGGTATTCGTTTTCTTCTCTTGTTTTCTTTAGCAACTGAGATAAATGGTGTGCTGTCTTTAGCATCTCTTTATACCTATTAAGGTATAAGTTGTAGTTTGTAGAGTCCACTATTGTGTACCAATCCGTATAGAAATGTAAACTATGAGAAACACAATTAATGCCCAGATATAAACAAAGTCGCTATC